ATCGGGCATTATCTGAACATAAAACACTATCAATAAGTTGGAGTCATTACCAAACGGTTGAAATGTATGCCGCTACTTACGGGTCCTGTAATCCTCTGAATAAACCAGAGGGAAAAGATGATTTCGACAAAATTTACCGCTTCTTGGAGGACCGCTATATCAAAAGCTTAGAGGACGCAGGGATCAAATCCCCAGTGAAGTCACCATTGTCCTGAGAACTTGCAGAACGTCATGATCATAACTTCCATCCAAACCGCGACGGCGAATTGCTTCTCGTATTACCGGAAGCAGTTCGCTGGAAATCTCGGTGCATATTTCACCTGATAATACGCTTGGCTCAAGTGAGAATATTGGTGAACTTACGGTCTTGGTCTCGACAGTTTCAGAGTCAGTGCCAACATTATAAAGCTCAACGAAAGCGGTCTTGATTTTCCGGGCCAGATCTTTTGCTGGCTCGCTTGCAATATCTTTCCCGATTTCTCGCAGCACAGAATGCAATGTATGAGCTGCTGTTTTCTGTACATCAGACGGTAAATCTTTAAATTCCATCGTCAGCCTCATCAGTCAGTGTTTCTGGCTAACCAGCAACGCGCGCCAGATTCGGTTTTAAACGTTTTGCTTTTGGTATACGTCATGGCGGTAAACGTTCCATCCTGGTTAGGGAACACGCCGCACACCAGAGATTCGTTGTTGCCAAGATCGATAGTATCCATGCTGACCTCATTTCCCCTTAACGCCGGGGTGGCGGAACAAAAAACCTGCTGCATAGTTAAAGATTGAACCCTGCCGTCATGTTCTTACGCCTCGGGCTGGCTACTTAACCCCTGACCACTGTCTGGTAACTCGAAGTATTGCCCTGCATTCTGTGGGGCGGGGTGGGTTGACGCCTGAAACAATAGCATCATTATTTTTTTTGATGTAAATAGCATCGCTATTGTTTTTTGTTGGGGCAAGAAAAAACCACCCTAAGGTGGTTCTGTCGGCGGGAATAATTAACTGTTTTTGCCTGGATACTGTCTTCGAGAATGCACAATATTTACTACTTCTATGCTTGATGCTGTTACTCGGTAAAGGATGATGTAGTTAGGATGAGTTACAATTTCACGAAGACCAAGAACTCGCTCGCTTGGAGGATACAGGTAAGGATGCTCTGTGAGCGGCAAAACGGATGTTTCAATTCGAATTTTCATTCTGCGTGCTGCCGCGGGATTTTCTTTAGCTATGTAGGCTACGATCTGGCGCAAATCATCACGAGCAGATGGTAGCCATAAAACGGGTAACATTATTCACCTCTGTGAGTTGCAGCAGCAATTTGGGCAATAATTTGTTCCATTTCCGCCATTACCTCATCATGCGGAATCGCCGGGCGGGGATCCGCGAGGCTTGCTGCTACTTTGGCCCGCAGCCATTCGTTGTAACTATTTTCTTGCTCAACTGTCTCAAATTCTGAAACCATTGGGGAAAGGACTGTACTCATTTTACATATCTCCTCTGATTTAGGCGCGACGGCCTTTTTGTGCAGCTAACCACCGCGCAACCGTACGATCCATTGATTCTTTTTTATCTTTCATCTCCTGAAGCATGTGTTCTTGATCTTCTTTCGGAAAAGCTCTGAACGTATGGATTAAATCTCGTTCCATCGGCTCTACGGCAAACGGTAGTTCATCCTCTGTTTGTTCTGTGTCTGCTGGTAATGCGACTATGTTATCTTGCTGTGGTTCTCGACAATACATCCTTGCAATTTGCAGCAAATCTACCATGTCTGGCCTGATTGACTCAGGGGGAACTTTCAGTAAGCCAGCAAACTTTAGAACAGCCTCAAGGTTTAGTGGGGTTTGACCATTTAGGTAGTGACTTACCGCCCCTTGTGTTGAAAACCCCATAATTTCCGCCGCACGTTCCTGAGTCAATCCCAACTGAGATTTCTTTGCCATCCAGATTTCTTTCAGTCTTCTGGCGGCGTTGAGGTCGGTGTCTGACAATGATTTTCTTTTCATACATCCAATTCTAATAAGATTGCTAATCACTTTGAAATAGTATCACTATTTACTTTTAAAAATAACAGTGCTATTAATTATGCATTGGTAACACATCACATAGGGCGGATTATGAATCTTGGAGAATATTTGCATCATTTTCATATAACCCAGAGTTCATTTGCTGAGATTGTTGGCGCATCCCAAGGGATGGTCAGCCACGTTATAACGGGGCGTGCAAAACTTACAGGAGAAAAAATATTACGTTGGTGTGAAGCAACGGGATGGGTGGTGACCCCACATGAGATTGACAGTAAAACCTACCCCAACCCAACTGACGGCTTGCCTGCTGAGTTTCAGGCTAACACACAACCATCGGCGGGGGTTGATTCATGAAAATCAAGCATGAACACATCCGCATGGCGATGAAAGCCTGGGCGCATCCGGACGGTGAAAAAGTTCCGGCAGCTGAAATAACCAGGGTTTATTTCGAACTGGGAATGACGTTTCCGGTTCTGCATAACGACAGCAAGCACAACACGCTTTATCTCAACACCCAAAAGATTTTCCGTTGGCTGGATAAAGACACCCCTGACGCTGTTGAAAAAATTCAGGCGTTGTTACCTGCGATCGAAAGGGCAATGCCACCTCCGCTGGTGGCTCGAATGCGCAGCCACAGTTCAGCTTATTTTCGGGAACTGGTGGAGACGCATGAACGACTGGTGAGAGACGCTGATGATTTTGTCGCAGTGGCAATCGCCGGTTTCAATCAGATGAACCGTGGTGGCCCGGCAGGAAATGCTGTGGCAGTACATTGACTGACAATAGCCATATCGAATCGCTCCCGGCAACTCGTGAGTAAAAAGATTCGGTATCAGAAGAGGTGAGTATGGCTAACGCCTGGCTCAGATTATGGCATGACATGCCAAATGACCCTAAGTGGCGAACAATTGCCAGGGTGTCAGGGCAGCCAATTGCAACAGTGATGGCAGTGTATATCCACCTCCTGGTGAGCGCGTCACGAAATGTCACGCGAGGTCACATTGATGTCACGACAGAAGATTTGGCAAGTGCGCTCGACGTGACAGAAGAGGTAATTGATTCAATTTTGCAGACGATGCAGGGGCGGGTACTTGATGGTGATTTAATCACTGGATGGGAAAAACGCCAGGTGCTTAAAGAGGACAACGGCAATATTTCGCAAACCGCAAAATCTCCTGCAGAGCGCAAGAGGGCGCAGCGAGAGAGGGAAAGAAAGCGGGAACAAAATGGCGATTGTCACGGCGCGTCACGAAATGTCACGCACATGTCACGACGAGTCACGACAGATACAGATAAAGATACAGATAAAGAAGATCAAAACACTATGGTCCATGGCGTAAAAAACGCCACGAACCAGGCAGGGGATGTTCAGACCGTCAATCCTGGTCAGCCAGCAGGCTCGACACCGGAAGCCGATTCAGCGTATGCGCTGAAAGCCGATTCGGGCGCTGTGCAGCAGGTGATGACCGCAAGGCCGGAGCAATCACTCCAACTGCAGCAGCCTGAAGCCGATTCCGCCATTCAGCGGGAAGCCGATCGGGTAGCCCCGGAAAACACCGGGCAGCCTGTGGGACGAGTGGATTATCCGGATGTGTTCGAACAGGTCTGGCGGGAATACCCGTTGCGTGCCGGGGCAAACCCGAAGAAATCCGCATTCAGTGCCTGGAAGGCCAGATTGCGCGAGGGGGTGCCACCAGAGACCATGCTGGATGGTGTGAGGCGTTACGCGAGATACCTGGCGGCGACCGGGAAAGCGGGAACGGAATTTGTTCAGCGAGCGACGACGTTTTTTGGGCCGGACCGGAATTTTGAAAACCCCTGGTTGCTCCCGGTAAGCGGCACGAACAACCAGCGTTGTGTGAATCATATTTCTGAACCGGATACCGAAATTCCGCCGGGATTCAGGGGGTGATGTGGCATGAAAAACATTGCGGCAGCCGGGGTTCTTGAACGTATTCACAGACTTGCACCACAGGGGGCGGTTCCACCGTACCGGACGGTGGAGGAGTGGCGGGAATGGCAACTTGCTGAAGGACGAAAACGCAGCGAGGAGATTAACCGCCAGAATCGCCAGTTGCGGGTGGAAAAAATCCTGAATCGTTCGGGCATCCAGCCTCTGCACAGCAAATGCTCGTTTGCGAATTATCAGGTGCAGAACGACGGGCAAAAATACGCGCTGAGCCAGGCCAAATCCATAGCTGACGAACTGATGACCGGGTGCACGAATTTTGTGTTCAGCGGTAAAACCGGCACCGGGAAAAATCACCTTGCAGCGGCGATGGGTAACCGGCTGATGGCGAAGGGGCGCAGCGTGATTATCGTCACCGAGTCTGATGTCATGAGCGTGTTGCATGACAGCTACGACAACGGCAAATCCGGTGAAAAATTTTTACAGGAGCTTTGCGGGGTTGATTTGCTGGTCCTGGATGAAATAGGCATTCAGCGGGAGACGAAAAACGAGCAGGTGGTATTGCACCAGATAATTGATCGCCGGACAGCATCACTGTGCAGTGTCGGGATGTTAACAAACCTGAATCATGCCGCAATGAGCACGCTTCTTGGTGAGAGGATTATGGACCGCATGACCATGAACGGTTGTCGGTGGGTGACGTTTAACTGGGATAGCTGGCGTTCAAATGTCAGCTTTCCGGGAGTTGTGAAGTAATTTTTGTTGGAGGATGTTTTAATGGAAACTGTATTTGACGCACTGAAAGCACTGAAAAGAGCCTCTTCACATGTGGTGGCGTCCCGCCTTGGAATCAGCCGTGAAGATGCGGTCAACGAACTGTGGAAACTGAAGCGCCGTGGTGAAGCGGATAACAAGGGTTCGATGTGGTGGCTGATTCAGGCTGGTGAAAGTGAACCAGTGTCACCGGTACCGAAAGTGACAGCGCAAATGCTGACTGAGGCGATTGAACAACATGGCCCACAAACGGCGGATGAGCTGGCACTGATGTTCGGGATTACCTCCCGCCGGGCGAATTCATCGCTGGCCATGGCAATCAGCAAAGGGCGTCTGATTCGCGTGAATCAGGGCGGTAAATTTCGGTACTGCATACCGGGCGCTGATTTACCGGCAGAGCCGAAAGCCGCATCCATAGCGGAAACGGATGGTAAAGTCTTTCCTCAGCCAGCAGGTGTTGCGTTACCGGTACAGGAAGCTGCAACACAGGAAGAAATTAAAACAGAAACTGTGGCGGACATTGTGCAGTCGTTGCCATCGTTCACCGAAACGCAAGCGGATGACCTGGTTTTACCATCGCTGCATATGGCAAACCGCGAACTGCGTCGGGCGAAAAGTCATGTCCAGAAGTGGGAGCGTGTCTGCGCCGCGTTGCGGGAGCTGAACAAGCACCGGGATATTGTTCGACAGATTGTCGATTCCTCCGGTCGTATTGTGTCGGAAAAGTGATTGCCGGGGGCGCTTATGGCAAAAGTATTTACACAGGAAGAGCGGGAAAAAATTAAGGGGCAGGTTGTTGAACTCGTACGCCAGAGTGGGCGCGAGACGTTACGACAACTGGAAGCTAAAACCGGGGCGACAAGATATTTAATAAGCGTTCTCGCCAGAGAGCTGGTTGCCAGTGGGGATGTATACAACTCTGGCTACGGGTTATTCCCGTCTGAACAGGCTCGTAAGGACTGGCAAAACGCCCGCAAAAAACTCTCGAGGGCAAAGCTGAAGAAACCATCTGTGGTTGATCCGGACCTTATCTGGTCATTACCGGACGGAGAAATACGCCGCTACGACAGACATCAGAACATAATCTGTCGCGAGTGCCGGAAGAGTGAAGTTATGCAGCGTGTACCGGCTTTCTATCAGGGTGATTTTCAGGAGGCGGTACTGTGAGTGAAATTAGCTATCAGGCTTCAATTACCGCTGGCAT